CTGTAGAAGTCCGGCCAGATGGCCGTCAATCGTGACCGGGCGCACTGCGGGGTACTGGGCCTCTTGGCCCGTGCCCTCGCGATACCAAATCTTGTACGCCTCGATGGAAGTCAGGTCCTGATCGGGACGCATGAGATCGGTGTTAATCTCAAGGTTCGGGCCGCAGATCACGCTGGCGTTGTCGAGCATCATGCGTGTGGCCGCGCAGATTGACATCTGACTGTCCCGCATGATGTTCGGCAGACCGTTGCCGACTGGACTGGTGTCGTCCTCATCGAACACGAACGGATGGATCATGTTCACGTCGATGCCGATCTTGCGCCAAGAGTTGATCTCGCACTTGATCACGAACTCATCAATGAGCCAGACTTCTGCCATGAAGTCGTCGTTCATCTTGTCTGCCGGGATCGAGCTGACGCCCGCGCCTGCGAGGTACGTGCCCGAGATCGGGCCGTGCCACACACGCACATCGTACTTGCCGCCGCTGTCCGCAGACTGCACTTCGCTGACGTTCTCGCGAACGCCGAGATTGCGCAGCAGGGTCTCGTAGCTCATGGCCTTGTAGTTGCCTGTCGGCATCGCCGTCATGACCGACTTGATCACGTCACCGAAGTAGTCCGAGCGGTTCGCCAGCTCGCGGAGCTGCGCCCGGCTCATGACCTTACGCAGGAAGTACCCATCCATCTGAGGGAACGTCTTCGCGCTCATGTCGGGGTAGAAGTCCCACACAGACAGGAACTCGTACATCGGCTTGAAGGAGGTGTTCTCACGCGGCACTGGCGTCTTGCCATCCGCGTCAAGGCCCCACGCGGTGAACTTGTCGGCCCGCACGAAAGGGCCATGCAGTAGTCCGAGGCCGAACATCACGCCGGACTTCAGGACCTGCCGATTGAGGGACACATAGTCCAGCGTCTGATCGCCGCCGATCTCCTCCAGCTGATCCTCGATCCAGACTTCGAGGTGCTTGGCGCGATCCGCTGCCAGCTCATTGACGGCTGACTGCACCATCGCTTCGTCAATCTGGGGCGGCTGCTGGCCGTCAACGGTCAACTTCTTCTGCATGCGAGCGACGGCTTCGTGCACGTCCTCGATCTTCATCTCCGCACTGGGGCTCGCAGCGAGCTGCCAGTTCTTCTCGGTGCCGGGGAACATGAGGTTCATGATCCGGCTCACCACAGAGATGCACTTGACGCGGGTGAGCCTCGGATAGGCCCGCGAGCGGCCCTTCCCAAGGCTCGCTTCGATCTCCGGGTCATAGATGCCGAGGTACTGGCGCAAATTGCGAAGCCACTTCTGCTCCGCTTGATGGCGATCCGAACTGTAACGTGTGAACGTCTTCGAGAGTGCGCCGCCGAGGAGCTTCATCTGCTCCTTGTCGATCCGGCGCACTGGCGACGGCTCCGGGGCGACTTCTACGGCCTGCGGGTCCTTGACTTCTGTCGAATTGATCATGTTCCGCCCCTACTGAAGATGATAGCCGGGCGAGAAAGTTCGCGGCGGCTTGAAACCCTTGCTCCCGCCGCTATACCGCAACTCGCGTTCGGTCAAGCGGTGGAAGAAACGCGCACAATACCCAAACGCATCGCCGGGATGGCTGAACTTGTTCTTTTCAGGCTCCGCAGCGGTCACAACACCCTTCTTCTGATCAATGACATACTTCCAGCCGCCCTTCAACGCCCGAACTAGTATCGGGCAGCGTTGCGCGTCGATCTGAAGTGCCGGACCCATGCTTGTGAGCCTGCTGGTGTAGTGCTCGATGGCGTTGATACGCAGGGGGAGCCGATTGTTGCTCTCCACGCGCACATCGTAATGCTTCTTGAGGATGTCCACGCTCGTCTTGGTGTCGTTCTGACTGCGATTGGCCGCAGCAGGGTCCGGCGCGATGATGACTTGTGCGTCGGGGAAGTGTGCCCGCAGGAACGGCCTCAGCACATCCGACACAAGGCGATCCGTGGCGTAGTTCACCTGCACAAGCTCTGCCAGTACAAGTAGACGGCCTGCCAAGTCCTCTTGGGCGAAGATCAGTGCGCTTCCGCCGAGGCCGGGATCGTACCCGATGATCAGGGGGAGCTTCGGATTGAAGATCAGCCGCTTCTTGGCGATGTGCAGCTCAGCATTGAAGCTGGGGATGACGGCCTTGCCTGCGATGGAGAAGCCCCACTCAGCCTCAAGGAACTGCTTGATCCACGCCTCAGTCTTGCCCTTGGTCTGATCGGTGTAGTACTTCCGCTTGCCGGGCAGGTTCTCGATGTTCTCCGCGTGCTCGCTGAAGCCGGACGGCTGCTTGTAGTAGCGGACGTTGCGCTCCGTATCATCCAGCGCCGGGCCACCGTTGTGACCGATGCCGGGGTCCTCCCACGGCTGGTACATGCGCTGGACTACTGCTTCATCATGCAGGAAGTCGAACCACCAGTTGTCTTCGGTGTCAGGGTTAGAGGAGCCCCACATGCCCCAGTTCGTCGCGCCGCCGTCGCGGGCCGAGGGATAGCGGCCACAACGTGCGCCGAGGGCTTCGATGATCTCCTTGGGGATTTGCACGAACTCGTCAATGATCGCGAACGTGACTTCGAGCGACAGGACGCGGGCAACGTCATCCGGCGTATCGAGCGGGCGGAACAGCACCTCGCACTCGACATCCCCGAAGCGCAGCATGAACGTCTTGTCGGTCGCACGCCACTCGCCCGCTACGCCGTGCTTGAACCAGTAGTTCCAAGAGACAAGCGTGGTGTCGCGCAGCTGCGGTGCCGTGTTGCGCACCACCACTGCACGCGAGCGACGTATGCCGTCAGGACCCTTCTTCTGCCGCTGCGCCATGAATACAAGTTTGAAGAACAGCCCGGTCGTCTTGCCTGAGCCGACTGGGCCGATGATCCAGTCATAGAACAACTCCCCCGGCTTGTAGTCCACGATGAAGTCGCGGATAGTCGGGGGAGGTGTGTAGTTGATCTTCTCTGTCTTGGGCGCAGTAGTCCGCGCCTTATGCGTGGCCATATCAGCTCCCGGCGATGAACTTCGTCAGTGCGTAGTCGGCTCCGAGGTAGATCACGTAGAGAGCGATGATCAGGCCGATGCCCATGATGCACCCGTTGATCATGCCTCGCGCCGGATTGAGGCCGTCATCATACGGGTCCTCATCGTCGTAGATGAGCTTCGGCATGTCACTCGCCGGGCGCGGCGCTGGCCGTGAGTAGTCTTCTCCGAAGGGCTGATCGTTCATCGCACGTCTCCTCACAAGTTGATGTTGATCTGTAGCGCCGTGCCACCGCCACCACCGGGTCCCCCGTTCGGTGCACTGGCATCCAATCCCGCCACACGGACGGTGAACTTGATCAGGTCGGCCTTCACTGCCGGGGGAACCTCATTGCCGCCGTGGATCATCTTCCATGAGGTGATGAGGAGCTGTTCGGCCTGAAGCTGGGCCTTGGCCCTGAAGGACATGCCTTCTTCCTTCAGGCGCTCGACCCAAGCCTTCACATCCGCACGGAAGTCGGGGCGCTCCTTGAGGGCTTCCCACTCCTCGCGGGTGATCTCGTACTCCGCGCACAAGTCCTTGATACTCGCGGTTTTCAACGCGATCTCGACGGGGAGCGTCGGAGGGTAGGCCCCTAGTGCAGGGTCCTTGCTCGGCTCAGGGATGAACAGCGGGAGGTTTGCCATACACCACCGTTATCACGGCGGCGGGCAACCTGTCAAAGGTGAGAGATTGGGCTACTTCTTGAGCCGCGCCCGATTGGTGAGCTGGTTGTACTTGAAGTCGCTGGCGCTGCGACCTGTCTCCTTGGCCGCTCGATCCTTGGCCCGGCCTGCTGCGCCCATCTTCGTGCGCACTAGACCTTTCTTCGTGGGCTCGATGCTGCCCTTCTTGAGAGCCCCTGACTTCTGCAACGTCTTGGTGGCGACGGCTGCGGCCTTGCCAGCGGGCATGCCCTTGGCCTTGAGTTGCGAGATTAGACGGTCGCGGATCGGTTGCATGTTGTCCTTACCGGACTACGGATGTTCGAGGTGCAGGGCGTGGACCGTAGGTGACTTGTCTGTACTCGATTACGGATGCCCCGTAAATAGATAGGAATTTTTTGCTACCCCTAAAAATTTTCCGAAAGTTCTACGGGGGATGGGGTAATAGGGGGGAGGGCCTGTGTTGCGCTTTCCCCCTCGGGCCGGGTCGCTGCGATCAAGTAATTCTTTCTCTAGGGGAGGGGAGGGGGGAGGGGCGGCAGGGGGAGGGGGAGGGCGGGACTAAGTTAGTAGCGGGGGAGAGTAAGTTGGTTTTGCTACATCATGTAGCAATGACGGCACTAGTCTGCGAACTAGTACGATTTGACATTGTTGCTCACATATGGGAGAAAAGAAGTCCGGCCACGGGCCGGGCGGGCACCGCATGGTTAATGCCCGTTAACCCAAGAGAAGGAACTAGTACTATGGACAAGCTTCACAACGCTATCACCCTTGCCAAGTCAGCTACCAAGCGCGATGCCGCCGCAATCGTGAGCAAGGCACGCGGCGACAATGCCACCGTGACCGCTACCCAGATTGAGCCGCTTGTGCTCAATGTGACCGTGAGCCGCGCGGCTCTCATCCATGCGCTGAAGTCTGCCCCTCACACGCAAGAGGCTTTCCAGAAGCGTGTGATGATGGCGCGTTTCTACGCGATGGACTGGGCGGATGCCAATCCCGGCGAAACGATTGTGCCGCCGATGACTGAAGAAATCCGCAAGCGGTATCAGGCATTGATCGGCGGCGCTGCACCCGATGCCAAGAGCCTGAAGCCGGATCAAGTGCGCTGCACAAAGGAACAGTGGCAGCGCAAGAGCACCCTGCGCACTTGGTTCACCCGCCTTCTGGCAGATGCCGGACTGAAGACGACCAGCAAGCGTGGCGGCTCACGTGTGAAGACTGGCAAGACGAAAGTTGCCAAGGGTGCAAAGACACAAGCGGTTGATCCGCGCACCAATCGCCTGCCTGCCAAGAATGATCAGGGCGGCTTTGCAATGCCTGCCATCGTGAAAGTGCAGGCACCTGCTGAAGCGGCGAACTATTACGCCGCAATGGCAACAACGCTTGTGAAG